CTAGGGTGTATTCTCTTACTAGGTTTATATATTACTAGGGATTACGAAGCCATCTCTTGATACCCCGAAAATTTTATAGATCTCTAATAGATTGAATGGCTGTGTTGAAACCATTATCAAATGCATTGCAGATATCTCCACAACTACAAAGACTGTCTTCTGCTTCTTCCTCTAGCCTTGCGATGATACGCTCACGAATCTTTCTCTCAAGAATGATCTGGTCAACCTTATCATTAACATCATCAAGATAGGTGCGACCACCGTCAATCTTAGTATATAGTCTATTCAGGCCATCCGTTACATTCTTAGGAGTTAGTTCCTCTAGGGCCCTCTCAAGATCTCTTTTGTCGATATCTTCGATAGTTCTGTCAAGCCAATTGGGCTGATTAACATTAACAATATAGGGATCAATCTTCTGTGTTGTATATACGTTAGATAGTTCATCCAGGTTTGCTTCGATGCCCTCGATCTTTTCATCTATACGAGATAGGTGATTAGATACACGCAAACCTAGTAGTGAGATGTCGTATCGAAGACTATCGATAAATTCTTTTTTCATTATTACACCTTCTTGTTAATCAATAGTATTACGATTGATAATACGATACCAATTACGTACCCAATAAAACTTCCAAATATTGTCATGTTATCCTTTTCTTTGTTATACCAGTATATCTAACCCATACCGTATTGTCAATACCTATGTTGGGTTTAGTTACTCTTATTTACCGCCGAACTTTTACGCCGAACTTAACTTCTCCTGTTTGCGTCGAACAGGGTCCATTCGTTTACTTCCCATTGGCTATGCTTGTCCCCACCAGCGATAATGCTGTAAGCCATATCATAGATACCAACGAAGGTAGGCCCTGTCCCCATCCCCATGTCTTCACCATCACGATCGGTCACTTCCAATGCCCAGTGTGATGGCTCACCATCGTAATTAACTCTAATAATCTTAATGTTGATAAAATCTTCGTAGTCTAGATCACTCATCATCTTCTCCGTTCAAAACCTTTAGCCATCTCTTGTACTCTTCAATACTATAAAGTTCCATGCCATCTTCTCTATAAGATTCTATGTTACGAATAGCGTAGCCCTTTTGCTTTTCTATTTCTATTATCAGTCTGTCTCTTAATTCTTCTTGTGCTTCTTCTATGGTTGTACATTTGGTGCCGATAAAGTCATCTGCTATATACCCCCAGTGAGTCGCCTGATAATACATTGAGCCATACGAAAACTCCTGGGTGACATACCACAATCTATCCTTAGTCTTAGAATGATCAAGATTTACATAGTTGCACCAAATCTGGTTTAGTTTGCATATCTCTTGCTCTAGTGGTGTCATCTCTTCTCCAGGGCGTGTAGACGCTTCTTGATGTCCCTAAGTTCCTGGCTAATCTTCTTGGTATTGCGATCTGCCAATGCTCCACGATCTTTTAGTTCTCCATTTACATAGATAACCCACATAGAGATAGCCACAAAACTGAGGATACCTAGGACGGTTACAAGACCATCAATTGGAATCTCAATCATGAATTACCTCTACCTGCTTTATCATAATGTTGTGGTAGTTCTCGTACAACTCTTTAATCTCTGGATGATTGCTATCCCATAGTGCACCTTCAAGCCACTTGATAAAAAGAAACTCACCGATTTGGTCCTTGACCTTGCTAACTGTATAGTTATCTAGTTTCATTTGTCTGTTCCTTTGCTAGTCTCTTTCTTTTGAAATTCAATTCCTGCCTCAAAAGCAACCCAATAGCCATTGGTAACTCCAGACTCATAGGCTATAGCCTCAAGTGGAGTAGCCCTACGCCAGTCAAGCACTGGTCCACCACTATTGCAAGCGTGTAGGTGGTCTGAATCTACTTCTACTTCACAAGTGCAATCAACAAATTCTTCATCAATCTCTTCGTAGTATTCTCCACAGCAGCCAGGGTCTCCACAACCCCAAACGGTGTTATCTTGTTTTACATAATATAGGGTCATTTACTTCTCTCCTTTGATAAGGGCGATAAAGCCTTCAATTACCCTTGTTATAAGTGGTGATAAGGCAACGCCAATGCAAATACCTTGCAAAATTTCAGCCATCACTTCTCTCCTTTGATAAGAGCGATACACGCTTCAACGTCTGCAATCGGCAACCATTGGGTTTCTAGCAACTTGATGATGCGTTCTACCGCCCTATCGTCGCCATAGCAAATAGGGCAGGTGTACATTTCGGAGTAGTAGTAATCGCAAGGCTTACAATACTTACGCTCATTTAGGGTACGGTCTGCCACCTCTGGCTTTTTACCCCAAACTTCTGCCTGTCTTGGATCTTCCATTAAAACATCTCCAATTCATCAAAGTCTTCTTTACGTGCAATGAAGGTAGTCTGAAAGTCCAGTTGCTTGCCCCATACAATAATTTCTGGTACTAATGGGTGCATACGATAGCCATCACGCTCTAGTTCTTTGAGTATCTTATCGTCATACTCTACTAGGAATAGCATGTCATCGCTATCCCACTCCATCTCATGCTCAAGATTATTTGTGCACACTAGGGTGGTTGGTTTGTTTGCTCTTAGTAATTGGGCCATGTATTAAGTATATCCCCACTACCCTGCAATGTCAAGCCCTTTATGATAATATTGGTTATATGAAAGATTATATAATTGATGGTATTGGTGTTGGAAAAAATCCAGACCTATTCCAGCGTAGCCAGGCATACAATGAAGCGTTCAATAGGCTAGGAAGTTCACCAGACAACGTGAAGGTTATTAAAAACTTCATAGGTCCCGATGACCGCCAGGTGCTTCTCGACCTAGTGTCGGAGTCTGAGCCAACCTCGATAGACAATAGATGGAATAGAAAAGACTACCGAACAGTTGAATTGTCAAACTATATAGACAAATATACAGACAAGGCCCTAAGACAGATGTCTAATAGTTTTGAACTATATCTTGTGCCCACTGGAACTTTTAGTCTGATTGAATGGTCTCCTGGAACAGAGATGCCTATGCACGTTGACGATCTTGGTGATGGTCACTCACAAATTTCTGGAGTGATTTACCTCAATGACGATTACCTAGGTGGAGAGATTAGTTTTCCTACTCTTGGTATAGAGATATCTCCTAATGCTGGTGACCTTATCATTTTCCCTGGTAACCTGAACTACCCCCACAAAGTGAATTTGGTAACATCTGGAAACAGGTATACCATTCCTCTATGGGCAGACATCGTCTAGCCTAGAATGGTGGCTCGTCAAAGCCGTCTTCCTTAAACTTCTGGTACATACTCTCCAGGCTAGTGTATTTGATTCTGATTGTCTCTACCGCCCAACCCTCACAGGCTGAGTCAGCATCCTGCAATGCCTTGACGCAACGATCATTCTCATCCATCCTAGAGACACGCTTGACTACCTCGAAATACATATCTATCTCTGGAAAGATCTTCCAGGCTAACCATTCACGAAAGCCCTCTGTCCAACCACGGATCATCCTAGGTTCCTCTTGGCATTCTCCAGACCCTCAACAACCTCACTGTTATGGGGACAGATAGTGTGCTCACACTCTCCGTCTGCCAGGTAGTCCTCACAGATACTTTTGTTCAGAATCTTTGTTACTACTGTTAGTGCAGCCTTAAAGCCTTCGTTGTACTTTACCTGACCGATGTTCTCAAAGTCAGATAGTTTCATATTTGCTAAACTGTTGAAGTCCATGACTTCTCCTTAAAGTTTTCCCAGTTGTCTTCTTTTGCCGCATGGTTCTCTACCATGGGAATGATGTCTCTTACCTGAATTGGTTCTTCCCTTACCCAGTCAATAGTTTCTATGTTGTGGTTAAGCATCTCAAGTATCTCGTTGTGTTTATCCTTTTTACCCACCGATACCCCATGCGAAAAGCCAAGATCGTATGCCTCTTGGGCTAGTCTTACTTTCCACTGGAATGTCTTGGGTAGCCTAAAAATTCTCATAGTTCAAGTATACCTATGAAGACCGCAAAAGTCAATGGTTTTAACAAAAAAGAGTTACAATTATATTATGGATCAAAGATATCGCATCTACGAAGACAGAACCTATGTCGTTGAGATCAACGGCAAGGAGTATGAATTCCTAGGCAATGAGATTATGGAGGTCGTCTCTAATGACCTCATATGCCCACATGACTATGTTGACAATAGCAGCCTATCGTGTGACTGTGGCCTTCGTCATCACTACTGTGAGGACTGTGGAGAGCAAATGGAAGAGTGTGACTACTCGTAAGACATTAATTTGTCTTCAATTGTAGGGTATGCCTCATGGCAGCCATAGCAATAGTGGGTAGGAAGTTCTGGCTCCCAAAGGCATCCACCAAGAGCAATGCCCTCAGCCCTGGCTAACTCAATAGCAGTAAAGGATGGCATACCATAAATAATGTTCACGAGATCGTGATTGCAGTTTGGACAATTGTTCATATATCTATTCTATCATAGGTAGTATAATTAGGTATGGCTAAAAGTGCTATGTATTTTAATTGTCCATGCGGTGCTTGGCATCAGATACCGTGGTACGTATACAAAGAGTTGATCTCTGAGACAGCGACTGCTGATTGCTACTGTAAATTAATAAACAATCTCTAGTTTAAATTCTTCTTGAGTTGTAAACCAGAATAGCAGCGTGTATCTCTCTTCGCTAATGCCCTCTACTTCATGCCAATACTCCTCACCATCGGATGGGAACAACACCAAGTCAGCCTTCTTTGGCTCATAGGTGTATGGTATGTTCTTAAAGAATAGTTCTCCATCTGTACCCATGCTGTTCAGGTAGATTAATCCGCTATACTTCATGTGTGTGTTGGATCCATCATCAACGTCATAGTGTCCTAGGATTACCGCTCCTGGATCCTGCTTACCGAACCAGAAGGAGGCAATGTGTATCTCTGGCTCATCATACTGAGATTTTACTTCACTAATAACCTTATCAAATATAGGCAGAAGGTCTGGCATTATGTCTGCTATGCCTTCTGTGTTCCAGGCAGATCGATCCTGGTGGTACAGGTCTTTTCCAAACAGCCAGGCATAGCGTAAGCCAGTTGGATCCCTATAGAACTTATCTATGTTTGTATCTATGTACTGTATATACTTCTCAACATCGTTATCCGATATGAAGTCATTGATCACTTTGATTTTATGCATACTTAAGTATATCATCTTGTACCCCCAGTTGGAATCGAACCAACGACGAACAGATTAGAAGTCTGACACTCTATCCACTGAGTTATGGGGGCTAATACTACCTAAAATACTTAGATAGTCGCTTCTTAAATCTTGGCTTGATGAAGCAGTACCATTGATTTTTTAGGTAATATATGTTGACGCTTATTGAAGTCCTTACGAGCCTTCTACTTGCTCTGTGTTTCGGCTTCCTTTTCTTTAACGAAATTGATAACAGCCTTGATAGCGTATTCATAAAGAACATCTTCGCCCTTGTTAGCATATAGTTCACTCTCTAAAGATTTAAGGATTTCATTATAGGTTGCATTTCGATAGAAACGCCTCTGGTCGTCAAGCAACGTCTGAGTTACATGTATGTATGAGTCTGGCCAGGGACACTTAAGGCTAGTAGTCATCGTGAGTTACCCCATGCTTATCGTCAATGTACTTGTGAATCTTACGCAATGCCACAGCCTTCGATACCGCAAAGCCTACGAGCAAAAATACAGCGTTCCAAAAGAACTCTGATACCATGTGCTCAAGCCCAAAGGTTACATCTAGAATGGTAGAGAACAGTTCTCCGCCATCGTGGTCGTGCTCAGCCATTTAGTTATTCTCCTATTAGTTCTACAAGTTCTGGATATGTTAGGTAGATTGGGTTACGATCAAAAACAGATCTATCAATCTTCTTAAGTTCTTCCCAGTTGTCTAGCATCTGTAGCCATACGCCCTCTGGAACAACTGGCTTCCACTCATCACCAATGTACATGGTTGGAATCTGCGTCTTATCGATGATGGTGTATGACCAAATCAGGCCAGCGTCCTCGTTAGGGGCAATCAAAATGCCTGCTGGGTCTAGTCGTAGCCCAATGCCACGCAATTCACCTGGTGTTGGAGTATTAGTCATGACTACTCCACTACTGCAAAAATGTCACGGTATGCAATGATGAGATATTCGTTGCCATCGTGAGTGATTTCAGTACCCTGGTACTTAGAGAAGATAACCTTGTCTCCAACTTTTACGTCCAAAGTCATTTTAGTGCCGTCTGCGAAGGTCGCTCCTGGTCCTACAGCGGCTACAGTGGCCTCCTGTGGCTTCTCATCGGCACTTCCTGCGATGATTAGACCGAACTCAGTCTTCTTCTCTTCTTTCTTGGGTAGTTCTAGCACTACCTTATCTTCTAGTGGCTTAAGCATTTACTGTCTCCTTAATAATCTTAATTGCCTCTTGCAATCCATTGTTATATTCTATGTTACCATCACGCATGGCTTTTTGCAAGGCCTTGATGGTAACTTTTTTTGCTTCTATCCTGCTGGCGGATGATCCTAGATCAAATCCCACTTGCCAGCCTACGGAGTATCCCTCGTCATATCGATTACGAAAGAGATTCTTTATCCAATTACTGTTTGGTGTCATTGAATGCCTTGTGTGTCTCTGGGAATACCTGTTGTGTTAGATCGTTAATAACCTTAGCATACTCCTGGATCTCTACCTGGGCATCATGACCTAGTCTCTGTTCGAGGAATGTCATCACTCCCTGTAGTGATACTGTCCAACGCCAGCGTACGTACATACCATAGGCAGGCAGGAATAGACGTGCCAACTCTGGAGCAACTCCATCATCCATTGCTTGGTGATATATCTCTGTGCCTTCAGCAATTAGTTTAATAAGTTTATTAGTGTATACTCCACCAGTTCCCTCAAAGATTGGCTCACCGCTGCCTTGCTTAGAGTTCTCTGGCTTACTACGCCACTCGTCCGCTAGTGGGACGTAGAACTGTTCATCTTCGGTAATGTATCGTCGTGATGATTCGTTCCATCCGTTTTGGTCATCAACATGTGTCGATCCAACTGCATACTTCCACCACTGACGTGCAACGAATAGAGGTGCATAGACCTCAAAGGTGAGTGCTGCATGGCGGAAAGGGCTAGTGTGTCCCTCACGGATAAGGAACCTAATAAGTTTTTCATCTCTTGCCTCAAAACTGGTTGACTCTTTGTCATAACTGACACGAGCGGCGTTTACAATTGATAGGTCATCTCCAAGGGTGTCTACCAAACGGACGTATCCGTCATCCAAAACCTTGACTGGTTCTGGGAAATCTTTAATATTTAAAGTCATTTGTCTCTCCTAATAACTTGTTGTGTTTATAGTTTACATCAGTAATGGGAAAATGTCAAGCATCCCTACCTGGATTCGAACCAAGAATAACAGAGTCAAAGTCTGTTGTGTTGCCAGTTACACCATAGGGATATGTTAGTCCGCTTGGTATTGCTGTCGCTCTACCTTGGTGTAGTCTTTACCAAAGTCAGAGAATAGGCTCTTGTCTGTTTCACGATTTACAATGCCACGTGACCAAGAGAATCCTGCGTCTCCACCCCATGCAAGCCACATGATATAACCATTAGATGGGTTAGCCTGGTTAGCCCAGTCTTTACCCTTCTTGTCTACCTCGTGACGTGAGAAGTATGAGTACATACGCTTAACTGTACTAAGAGATAGTGACTCTCCTCTTGCCAACTGCCCTGCTCTAGTCCAGCCTACAGAGGTTCCAGCACCAGTTGCCTTTCCGTCTTCCTTAAACTTAATAGCCTTACGTGCTGCGGCACGTGCACCTGCTGGTGGAGAGTATCCATCGGCCTTGTTCATTGAGTCAGTGTCATATTCTACATCGTCAGAGTCTTCGAACAGGTCGTCAGCCTTTTCTACAGGAACACAGTTAGGGACCATGGCTCCACCCTCGCCTGGCTTCATTCCACGCTGTACATATCCATCCCAGCATGGAGACTGCTTTGTGATTAAATCATTAGTCATTGTACATCTCCTCGGTTTCCATACTTGCACGAATCTGCCAGCAGAACTTCTGAGAGATTGTTTGGCGGTCAGCAAAGAAATTTGCCAATCCAAATTCATTTGACGCAGTGGCAAGTTTGCCTGCAACAATAAGATCTTCGATGTGCTTCTCGATAGAGATATATAGATCGGAAAGCATTGGTTGTGCATCGCCTACAATAAGCGGCTCACCGACAGACGACGAATCAAAGAAGTCTACCAAGCGATATGGAGCATACTCTTTAAATACTCTTAGCCACTCGGCATAAGTGTCTGTTGCACTGTCGTAGTTCTCGTAGATGTCTCCGAAGAATTCGTGGAACTGTCTGAAATCGTCCCCTTCGACATTCCAGTGGTAGCCATGTGCCTTAAACTTAAGAGCAATATTATCTGCCAGAAGGCTTCTTATGATTTGTGTTAGTTCCATAATTATATTATAGCATCTTTCTATTTTTATGTTTTGCACCCCCTATAGGAGTCGAACCTATGCCTGCAGTTTTGGAGACTGCCGTGCTACCGTAACACTTAGGAGATGTGGTAGTCCCAAGGGGAATCGAACCCCTCCTATCGCCGTGAAAGGGCGACGTTCTAACCGATAAACTATGGGACCTTGGCTTGCCCAGCAAGATTTGAACTGGCTCTTACTGTTTTGAAGACAGTTGTGCTACCGTTACACTATGGGCAATTGTCTTAGCAATTGCTCACGTATTCATAGAGCCCACCCCGAACTAGTCATACATAAAGTATATCATGAGGCAAAGAAAAAAGCCAGAGCATTTAGCCCTGGCTCTTAACTTTTTTAATTACTCTGCACGTGGTGCAGTCTTGCCACCAGACTTCTTTGCAGGAGTCTTTGGTGCTGCAGGAGTTGCAGGTGCAACCTTGGCAGGAGCCTTCTTAGCAGGAGCCTTAGCCTGGTTTGCCTTTGCAACCTGTGCTGCTACTGCCTTGCTATACATCTCAGCGAGTTCATTTCCAGCCTTAACCGCATCGGCGGTTGACTTAGACTTGAGTGCCTGGTCAACCTCTGCGAGGCTTGGTACTCGACCAAACGCAGCGTCCTTCGGGTTAACTGCTCTAAGACCAACTGGTAGAATACCAGCAGCCAAAGCCCAGACTAGGTCTAGTGGGTCAGTTACACCAGCAAGGTAAAGTGCTACAGCAGCAGACAGAACTGATCGTCCGTATGATGCCAGCAGTGCCTTTGTCTTTTTATCCATTTTGTTTCTCCTTATTTACCATAATGTCCATTTATTGGCATTAAGCATTTTTTCGTGTTGACCACAAACATCTATAATTTTGACTTCGTCTTCATAGATGTCAATGGCCTCTTCCTCACAACCAGATACTTCACAGACCTTATATAGATATTCATCTAACTCTGTGTTATCTTTTAGTCCTAACATAGTTCACCTCTTTCAGTGATCCTACTTGGCACCGTCTTCGTTTGGAAAAGTTTTTTCTAATTCCTTGTACGCTTCATAGATGCTTTTAATAACGTCATAGTGTGGTGACGATACAGCAGAACCATAAGTCATTGCCCATTCAAGTTGGGGGGCAACTACAGTGGCGAATTTCTTGTTTGCTGCTTGTGCCTCTTCTATGTAGTTAAATGCCCAGTCCCTTGAATCAGATAGAAACTTAACAAACCCATCATTCTTCTCAATTTTAAGAGAGTTAAATTCCTGATCTAGTTTACCATACTCTATCTTCAAAGCAGCGTTATTTATCGCCTCTTGTGCATACATGGTTGCTGCAGTTTTTTGCAACTTTCTCTGAACCACATTGTCTACAATCAATACAACAATTACTATTAAATTGACTATGTGGATAATTGTGTCGATCATAGGTCTTCCTTGCCGCCTTCACGAACCAACAGAACAATTGCCCCATTGTCTTCCAGGGCAGTCTTTACCCTAATCATATACTCAATTGCCGAACGCTTTTCCTCATCCAATAGACGCATAAAGATATCTTCTTTAGCCTTAATCGTAATAAAGTTGTCGTTGTCAATTAACTGTACCCCAAAATTCTTGGGTGGAGTGATAGAATGAAAAGCCATCTTCATTGCATCTGTATACATATTAATCCTTGTCCGTTGTTAGATATTGCCAAGTGGTAGCCCAATCAGCCTTTGATCTATGTCTGTTGAATTCACGAGAGATCTTTCCATTTTCTAGATAGATTCCTCCCCAGACTCCCCAGCCCTTATTCGTTACTGCAACTGCGAAACATTGTCTTGCAACTGGGCAACTAGAGCACACAGAGTCTATCTCTTTACGAACCTCTAGGTTTTCTTCGTACTTATCAAAAAAGTCTTCGAGTTCCATGTCCAAACATGCGGCTTCATCTTTCCATTCATGCTTGTCCATTTTATCCAACTAACTTATTTGGAATCTCCCAACCATCAGCAGTGATTTCGTAACGCTTCTGTACGATCCATCTACCGTTGACGTATCTGCCTTCAGCAGACATAACGCCATTTTCTTTGGTTCTGTTTTCTAGGACGGTCCAGCCATCCCATGAAAGAGCCCTATTGTTTTCTACAATTTGCTCCATAGTTTCAAGTGAGTTAATTAACATAATTACCCCTTATATTATTGTGATTATTTTATTAGTAGCGATACACGCCAACTTCAACATCCTTGGCATCTGCCAAGTCTACCTGCTTTGATACAGGCTCCTTTGGCTTGCTAAAGAATGCGAAGTAATCAATGTCTTTGACATTGTTATCAATCCAACTAGGAGGAACCCTAATGAATCTGATTTTGATTCCACGAGCCTTGAGACTTCTCTCTGACACGTTTGAAAACTCTAATGCCATTGCATTGATGTTGGCAGGACCTGCTGAGAATAGCAAGAACTCTTTGTCCTCGCTTGCTAGGGACGACATTGCTGTCCCCATTGCTCTCAAAAAGACAGCGTAGTCATTAAAGTTTTTTGTTCCTTGAACCGTTACGATCATCTTCCAGTCCTTCCGTTAGTTTTTCTACAATAAAGATTATCTTATCCAATTGTACCTTATCCATACCGATTGTGTCAACTGGCTTAGTTGAATCACCGACGACAACCCCATCTTCCATTTCAGAAACACAGAGTTCTCCATCTTTAATCCAATAGGCCTGGTTCTCCACAAAAATAACACGGAGATACATAGAGTCACGATGCTTTGTCGCCTGTGTCTCAATGATGTTTTTGTCAAAGTAATCCTGTAGAATTACAACTGGTCTCAGCAACTCAAATACGCTGCTCTGTCTGTATACTGGTCTCACTGCAAGCATGGCATTCCTGGCAACCCTGCGATTGAAGTAAAGACGTGCCAACCCCAATGTTAGTATAGTTATGAGGGATCCAAGAAAGTATTCCATTGATGTAGTCCTCTTATGACAATTACTTGCCAGATTCTTTGCGAGCCTTAGCCAATGACTCAAAGTCCTTGACCTTGGTGTCGCCAAGATATCCCCAGGCGTAACCATCCTTGATCATCTTATTGTTGATTGACTCAGACTCACCGTCTAGGTATACCCATCCAAGGATACGTCCATACTTCTCAGATGAATCCATCTTCTCTGTACGAATAGTAACAGTCTTAGCAGCCTTAATGTGCTTCTTTAGATATTCCTTGGCCTCTAGCCCTAGGGCCTTCTCTGCCTTGTCTGTGGTGCGTGACTCTGGGGTATCAATACCTGCCAGGCGAACACGTGACTTAAATAGGATATCGAATCCTAGATCGATTACAACGTCGATGGTGTCTCCATCTACTACGTTGTCTACTGATTTTACATAATACTCAAACATTATCTGTCGCTTCCTATTAGTCTATTTTCTACGAGTTTTTCTCTCTCGTCAAGAATGTTGTATGCGAAGTTCATCATCTTCTCATAACCAGTTGTGCTGTCCATGATCTTGTTGTAGTGGTGGTTACAAAACATAAGGTCTCCAGTAACTCCTGTTACCTGAACATATGCCTGTGCGTCACAACTATCACAGCGATCATTGGCAGTGAGTACCCACTCTACTGTCTCTACCACTTCTGTCAATTACTTGTCCTTGCTGTAGAATCCGCTACCCTTGAATTGGATGCCAATTCCTCCGATAACCTGGTTCATTCTATACCCACACTTTTGGCACATGTGCTCTGGCGATGGATCGTGAATGCTCCTAATCTCTGTTAGGGTAGTCTCACATTCTCTGCAAACGTATTCATATGTTGGCATTAGTTAACCTTCTTGCCAAACTTAGCCCAAAGACGCTCGTGGACGAAATAGCCAATGGCTTCCCATCCAATGTAAAGCAGTGCACCCCAAGTGGCATACTCCCACTCTCCAGTAAACAGGTAGATTACCCCTGCCACACCAACAAGGTGAAAGGTTTCCCAACTTGCTGTCTTTAGAAAACTACGTTTTTTTGAATCAGTCATTTTATTACTTAATCTTTCCCCACGTTAGTGGACCAACAATTCCATCGGCAGTTAGTTTGTTCTTCTTCTGAAGGTCAACAACTGCTAGGTGAGTCTTGTCTCCAAATGTTCCAGGAGTGTCTCCGACAACACCGAGAGAGTTCTGTAGGTAGCGTACTAGCCCATTCTTTGAACCCTTCTTAAGTGTACCCTTTAGTGCTGGCTTTGTCAAGACATTTGTTGCTGGCTTCGGTGCTGGCTTGGTTGCTGGCACTGCTACCGTTGCATCCTTAATAATCTCGACTGGTGCATCTTCTGGAGTGGCAACATTAGCAAATCCCTTTGCTGCCTCCATCTTAATAAGAGCATCTACGAAAGCCAGTGGCTCTACGAAGCCCTTGCCATCTGCTGACCAGCCGTGCTCCTTGCCCTTCCAGATTTCCCAGTGAAGGTGAACTCCAGTAGACATGCCAGATGTTCCCATAATTCCCAGAACTGTTCCAGCCTCGATCTTCTGACCAGCCTTGACCTTCATCGATCCAGGCTTAAGGTGTGCATACAGAGAGGTGTAGAAGTCCTTGCCAATCTTGTGCTGAACAACAACGTAGTTTCCAAACCCTCCTCCTGGAGCGGTAGACACTGCTGCCTTCAGAACCTTTCCGTCATAGAAAGATTCGATGTATGTTGGACCCTTGCCGAGACCGAAGATGTCCGTACCATTGTGGTGCTTCTTTTCTTTTTTAACTGGGTGCATACGCCAACCCATTTTGCTACTGACCTTCCAGGTTTTTCCCTGTGCTCCGTCAATAGGATATTGTGCTTTAGCCATAGTTATGACCTCCTTTGTTTAATTATATCAGTTGTCGCTGATATAGATGTTGTAGATAAAGTGGTAGAAGAAGTCCTGTAGTGCAACGCCTGCATGCGATTCATCCAAAGCCTGGAAGTAGTATTTCTCCCAGATGTCTTGTTTGTGTGCTTCGGTGTATGCATGGGAGTGCTTCCAAATATCCTCACCAGTGAAGACATGGAAATTGTCAAAGTAGTCTCTTGGATCCAACTCGAAGTGAATGAATCTTTGAGACATCTCTTTAGTGCTCCAAGAGTATGCGTATAGTTTGATGCCATTCGATCTGCAATACTCTACAAGAGACATGTACATGCCTATGGATAGGTAGTTAACCTTGCTAACCTTGACATTATCAATTGGATTACGGTCTACCTCTTTGATGTTGGTGGAAGATATGTTGACGTACTCTCTATCAATGTCTGGTAAATTTACAAAAAGAATTTCTGGATTTCCATAAAGTTTAATATACTTGAATATCTGGATCACAACCTCCATGATTGTGGCACCTGGAAAAGCAATGTTAAAATAACCAGACATCTTATGGTCTTGGCTTAGTCTATTGTAGAGTTTCTTTGTCCACAACTTATTCTCTGGGATACCCTCGCCAGCGGTCATAGAGCATCCTGCAAACACAACATGCTTGCCATCGTGCTCTGTGGTAAATTCATCGCATCTGAGTTGGCTTGAGTTTAATTTATAAAAGTACCTCATGTCATACCCTGGGAACAGTTTTTGCATATTCTCTTTTGTTTTTTCATATGAGTATGCCCAGAGGTTAAAGTTATTCAAGATAGACATGTCTGGCTTAAAGGATAATTCAGATGTCAGCCCAAATTCTTCCATCTCCTTTTTGATATCCTGATTGTCATATTCACGATAGGCCTTCAGGGTATCCTTTAAGTCCTTATCCTCATTCCAGGCCTTCATCGAATAATCCTCGTTCCGTATGTCTGCTCCCACTCAATGATATCGTTTTCATCATTCAGTAGCGGCTGTCCCTTAATGTTTAGGCTGGTATTTAGAAGTATCGGAACGCCAGTCTCCTCGTAGAATCTTTTTAGCAGTGCATATAGCCCAGGGTGTTGCTCTGCGTTCACTGTCTGTACCCTGGAAGTTCCATCTACGTGAACCACCGACGGAATCAGTTCTGGCTTAAGGCATCTAGGAGTGTACTGCATGTAAGGGCTTGTGTAGTCCATATCAAACCACTCAGAAGCATGCTCTTCCATTACTACTGGAGCAAAAGGTCTGAATAATTCACGCTTCTTTATCCTATTAACCTTGTCCTTGATGTTTGGATCTCTTGGGTCTGCCAGGATACTTCTATTTCCCAACGCTCTTGGTCCAAACTCTGCCCTACCGCTTGCAACTGCTGCGATCTGGTTGGTCATAATTTCATCAAAGATTTTATCCACAGGATATTCTCCAGGAATGTTGTGCCCCAGGTATGGACCCTTCCAGTTTAAGTGCTTGCCATGGAGTGCTGCGGCTGCACCCAAAGAACTACCAGCGTCTCCTGGGTTTGGCATAATCCAAACGTTTGGGAATATGTCCCAAAGCATTGTGTTGGCCTTGCTGTTCAAGGCACAGCCACCCATAAAGACTAGGTTAGGGCTATCCATTTCCTGTCTAACAATATACATAAAGTCCCACAGTCTGTCTTCGTACACCTTTTGTACAGATGCTGCGATATCAAACCTGTCCTGCTCAGTTATTTCCTGGTCCCAGTCAAAGATGCCCTTGTGAAAGTTGTACCTTTGCTTGTAGACCGATGGGAAGTATTTAGACACCTTGTCAAAGTAAACATCTGGGTTGCCATATCCAGCCATCCCCATCATGATGTACTCCTCTTCATTGGCCTTTAGTCCCAGAAGATCTGTAAAAGCCGAATAGAATAGTCCAAAACTGAATGGGTATGCCCATTTCTTGTGAAGCCTTATGTCATCCCTGTGACCATACCAAACGCTAGATGTAGTAAATTCACCGATTGCATCCAATACAACGATAACAGCATTGTCGAATGGGCTAGTGTAGTAGCCTGCTGCAGCGTGTGAGTAGTGGTGGCTAAACTTGTTAGTCTTAATATTCTTAAGGCCAGTAGATAGATAGAAGGGCTTTCCTCCACCGAACCCACCGTGAAGTTTGATTCTGAGTTTCTTGAGCCAAGACTTCTCGTAATATGCAATGCTATCTGGAAGGCCATTGTCAACAAGGCAGTCATCGAATAGTCCACGATTCGTGAACCAGTCGTTCTTTACCTTGCTATATCTCTCGGAATGTCCTGCGAACAGTATCTCTCCATCATCAATGTATGCTGCTGCTGCATCGTGTGTTGTCTCGTTAATACCAAGTATCTTCATTAGTATATATACCGCTTTTCTTTCTTCTCAGCCTTCTGGATCTTATATTTCCAGTATAGCATTCTAATCTTCTTTATCATTATTAATCCTTTCGATGAAGCAGTCCGCAACAAACCTGTGCCTGATTGTTCCATCGTGATGTCCATCTCTAGCCAAGAAGAACAGGTTTTTGTCTAGCCCAGCCAGATCTTGCTTTGTTAGGCCCATAAAATAGTCTGTCATTTTTTGAAATGGAATGCTTTGAAAAGTTTTGAGATCAGTCCTTTCGGATTGGGTGGATGTCAGGCTGTCCCAGGATGAGGCGTACAATTCTATTCCATTCATATTACAAAAAATCTCTAGCATTCTATAGTAATTTTGAAACTGGAACAGTAGAGTCTCCATCTGCTTGTCGTCAATGTTTATTGTATTTTCTCTATAGTCGAACATAAGAACATTTCTAAAACCGATGTCATCGCCGTTTTCCCAAAAGGCTATGTGCCTTGAGAAGTCTGCAAACATTACAAATATGTAGTCTGGCTTTCCATACTTGTCGCAGTACTTAAAGATATTGGAGACAAGCCTGTCTGCACCGCCGCCTGGATAACCTAGGACCTGTAGTGGTCCAGCATTGTCAAAACTTTTGTGGACTCTATTGGTCCACCTTGTGTCCTCTGGTATGCCCTCTCCAAAAGTTGAAGAGCAACCAGCAAATAAAATGTTTGTCTTACTCGGATCCAGGGCGACAAAGTCTTCTGACCTATGTCCATCGTTGTTTAATTTATATGTTATTCCAGGGGTAGGTTTTACCTTAAAGTCATGCTGCTCTGGATACGTCAAGAAGTACTCCCTGCCCCCTAAAAAGTAGTGGGTGGCAGGGTCTATCTCATACGACATCTCGGTGTGCTTGAAGACATCCCTATCAAAACTATAGTCAAACATGGGTTCCTAGTAGATGTAGGTCTTGCCTTTTAGACTCTTGCGATGCTTTCTTTTCCACAACCAATACCTTATCTTACGAATCATTACTCGGTTCCGTCCGACTCAATGATTTCTTCTCTGCTGTGAAACCAGTGTGGCAAGGCGTACCTAGTACCAGAAGTTACTTCCGCAATTTTGTGAACTGCAAGGTAATTAGATGGGAAGAAGATGATGCTTCCTGCTGGTGGCTTAATCTTTAGTCCATAATGCATGAACTCAATCTCTCCACCCTCATAGTCATCGTTGAGATACATTACAGAAGAAACCAGTCTGCTACTGACCCCCTGGTCCTGGTGTTCTGGAAGATGTCCGCCTTTTGTATATCTTAGAAGATTAATCTCAAACTCTCTGCCCTTAATCACTCTTCCAGCATATGGGTATAGGGTATTCTTGTAGTGATCAGCGGCGTAGTCTAGACTAGAGTAAAGTGCGTCAGAGACTGACTTCATCTCTGTAGCGTAGTAGTCCCAGGCCTGGATGTCCTTTGACTCTGGCAAGTACTTCTTCTGGCAAAATACTGAATCTCCGTATGCCCAATCAGTCCATGGTCCAACAGTAGTTTCAGCGTTGCCATGCTCACCGCTAACAAACCGATCATCAATGCTATTTATACTATCTATGATGCCCTGTGCGTCTGGGATGGCGTTCTTGTATAGAACTACCCCGACACCTAGAACATCAAATTCTAGATCAGTTTTTTGGAACATACTTAATTGCCTTCCAGTCTCTCGTTTCTTCCTCTGTGTGGAAGTCTGGGTCCGCATGCTGAGGCCTTGAGGTGTGCATAAATAGGCCAGTGTATCTGTCTCCTCGTGTTACCTGGGTAATGCCATGAATATATTCTGAACCTGCTGATGGGAAGAATACCGCAGAATATTTCTTTGGCTTGTACTCAAACTCTTGGTTAGGGAAATAGATTACTCCGCCGTCATAGTCTTCTGGATCGTTCAGATACATAATCGTGCTGAACTCGATAAAGGCTTCTGGGTCTTGGGCATCCATGTGTACGCCTCCAGAGTCGTGTCCTGGTGTCCAGTGGGACCCAAAAGTCTTGAAGACATAGATTGGGTTCTTGAAGCCGTTAACATCTTCATGCACCTTGTTAGACTTAAGACCATACTTGATTAGAATGTCCATGGTTCTCTTGTTGTATGGAAAGCCTGTACCACCGAAGTACGTCTTGTATCTGTCTGGATGGGGATTAACCTCTGATGGCATGTCCTGCTCCTGGATTAGTATCTCCGCATCTTCTGGCGTGATGAAATCCTCAATGATTGTGATTCTGTGACTCATTATTTCTCCTTAGATTCTACGCCCAATAGTCGCTTATCGTCTTCCGTGATGTCATCATCATGGCTGAAAACAAGTTGTGGCAGGTTTGGGTCTGCTTCTGCCAACTTAACATATAGCGGTTGCCACATGTGAAGTCTTTGATTCTGGAATGCAAGAAACTTTTCATCTTGCATATAGTTCTGACCAAACAGATTCTTCCAGTGGTCTTTCCTAATTAGGTGTAGGAACAACGCTTGATAAAATTCCTTTGGGTCGTCTGAGCCCCAGGCTGGTCTGTAGTGAAAATCAAACTCAGGCTGAACAATGATAGCGTCATTAGGCTTTGTCATAAACTCTTTGTCGTGTGCTACAAAGCCCCAGTCACGATTCCCTCCAATATGGAGATCAACCATATAGGAGCCAGGAGACCAGTCTAGGTGTACCTGAAGGAATGGCTTACGCCCCTCTGCAGTGATTTGGTGATGGGCATACAGGTAATACCCCAACTCAACATCTTCTGTGCCTAGGGCATCTCTTACTTTTCTGATTGCCTTGTCGAAGAGGTGTTGTGGGATTGGAACAGCATCTTCCCACTTATTCATTTGCTTCGTGTATACGATATCTGCAAGATCTTTTGCATACAGGGCTGCCCGAAGTTCCTCAAAGTCAGCCTCGTCGAAGAAGTTTTCAATGATGAATGGCTCAAAGAACTTTACGTTCTTTGTGAAGATGTTCTCTATCTCAAGGTATTCGTCCTTGGTGCAGAACTTCCAGTCTATCGAATCTGGATCTGGGTGATTCTCGTATAGTGCAAAAGTGCTTTCTTTAAAATTTACCAATGTTTCTCCAATGCTCACGTCCATTATATCAATTAATTACTCTTGTTGCTTCGATGAATTTCTTTCCATCTGCCTCGTAAAATTTCATATCTGTATGAATATAGGATACGTCATTGTACTGATGCGGCAACTTAAACATCTTATTCTTATCTATCTTATGATACTCTAAGAATTGTTTTGCAGCATCTAGGCTAAAATAGTCAACGACCCTGTCATAGTTGTGCTCTAGGGAGAATGGGCAGTAGATATTCTCAATCAGCCTTTTCTCTAGGTCTTGGTAGAGATCTCCTGGTGCAGCAAAGACATCTATTCCGTTCATAAAGAAGTTCAGGGATAGCAACTCTTCTTCCCCATAATATTTTACCTCTCCAGGGTATTGTGCTCTCTGCAGAAGTTCGGATTTAGCGAATATAAAATTTCTATCTACATACTGGCTTAGGGCAAACTTGTTGTCCCATACTGGATTTTTTTCTAGAAAGTATAGATCTTTGTGGAAAAGGTTTGGCCTTGTGTGTCCAGAGACAACCACATCCCTCTCCCCCACAAACTCCATAAGCCTGCTATCCCAAGAATCCGAAAGCATAACATCATCGGACATGATGAGAATAAACCCAGATGCTTGGTCAATTTTTTTCATCTTAATTTCGCATGGACTCTTGATGGAGTCCCAGGTCTTAAACTCATAGTACATCTGGTCATAGTTATCGAACATCTCGGACCGATTAATGTTGTTCTGATCTATTACAAATACAGAGAAGTTGTCTCCAGAGGCCCTGCTGTATAGGTTATCGACTACGTCCTTTAAGTTTTTATCTCTGTAGGAATATAAGATTACCTGAATGTGATCACTCATTCTTGCCCCTTTTTAGAATGGAGGTGAATATTTTTCTAACCCATGCTGACTTCTTGTAATGACTAAATAAATCTGTGCGTCTCTTCTCTGCACGTAATTCATACTTATTTAGTTCTTCAGAGTCAGTCACCACATCAAGTTCCCAATCATCTCTCTTGAATGGTATCATCTGGAAGATCGGAGTTCCCCTGGGAATCATACCCCTAAAATTACGCTTGAGAAAGAATGACACAAAGACTGGCAGACCCCAGTTGTCTGCGTCTACGATGCCCGATAGGGTGTAGAACGGCAGGTCGTGCCTATTCATGGGGTGTGTAATCATCACAGAGTATCCTGGTGGGGTCTCATAGTACCAATCCATTCTCCAACCGAAGTGTACTGGATGGCAGTTGTCTGGGATGGGGACATCAATCATGGTCCTCTGATCAACTGGCAGGCCGTGCCCACTCCAAGTTATGATTGGTTTTCCAGATGGGTCCATGTCTACATAAACATCATTTTTTAAAACATACACATATCCCATGGTTAGTGCGTCAAAGTAGGGCATGCACATCTTGGTGGAAGATATGGATCCGTCGG